TTAATTAAAATTAGAAAAAATAAAGGCGTATGGACACAAAGAAGAAAGAAGAAGCACTGTTGATGTTGCTTCAAGTATTGGACATAGCCTGCGACGATATGTGGCATATCGCACAGGGTTTGAACTTAGAACAAAGGAACCTGTTAAATGCCGTAAATGATACGGTTTTATATGCAAGAACCGTGGTTCAAGATGTTCTGATGCAAGATAAGAAAGATGGTCTGTTAGTGAACAATCTACAAGACGAGTTTACACATGTTCTTGATTTCTTATCAGAAAACAGACTGATGACTAAGTTTATCAAACATAAAAGTAAGTATGATGAATAAGAAATAAAAGATTGAGGTGATAGAATCCACCTGTGCAGTTGTCCTTTGGACGGTTATCTGCTTTGTAGTAATTAGCGTCTTTGGTTCTTGCACCACTTCACAGAACGTGGAAGCAAAAGGGCGCACAGTAATAGTAACAACGGACACCACCGTAGTAAATCACGGTGGCTACATTAAGTTTCAAAAGTGATGGAAGAAAGAAACGATTATCAAGAAAACCTGTTTAACGCTTTGACCGCCCTTAATGGTCTTCTACAGACCAAAGAGATGTGCAACGACGACAAATCCGTTATCAAGGTGAACAGATTCCGTAAATGGTTGATAGACCGAATCGAATCTGAAAAGGTAAGTGAGTAACAGTTTATAATAAGTTTAACATTTAAATTTTATCAATTATGTTTAGTTTTAGTAACACATTCAACATGTCTTCTTTTGGTATTGATACCAAAGATTATGAGTACATCAAGTTAGCAGACGTGGCAAAGGGTTCTTCACCCGATGAGATTCACCCTATCAATGGTTTGTACGTTCACGGTTCTGCTTTGGGTGACTCACCTGTCGTTATTGACGTACAGGCTAAAAAGTTGGTCAATATGCCTAAGCACTTGGGCGAAACATTCCGTGAGATTCTAGCCAACACCGAAGCAGTACAGGCAATTAAGGACGGTAAGGTAGGTTACACCATCTACACTTACGAATCACACTCCAAGACCTGTTACGGTATCAACTTCGTTGATATTAAGTAGTATTGAAGTTTCGCACATAGGGCGCACTTATTCTTTTTAGGTGTGCCCTTTAATTTTAAGTAGTTATTGGTATGAATCCTATTGGCTTTAGTGGCAGAACGTTTTCGTTCAACAAAGCCGTAATTAAACAAAGAATCATCGAAGCAAAGATGAGTTCGCCCGAATACAGAGCCGAGATAAGAAGAATCTTTCAACAGGCTAACAGACGTATTCAGAACATCGAATCAAAGGGGCTTGTATCACCCGCAGTTATGGCGTTAAACAAAGGCGATATTAAGGGCTTCACCAAGTTTTCAATGAAACACGATTGGGAAGACCTAAAAGCTGAGTACGCAAAAGCGGTGGGGTTCTTACGTCAGCCTACATCAACCGCCACAGGTGTACGAGAGTACAACAAACATTTGATGGACGCATACGACCTTACAGAAGACGAATTTAATCTGATGGCTGACAAGATACAGGAAAAGTTCTTGTCTGTATCTGATGAAAACTTCGTGGAACAGTACTTGATGAGATACAAGGACTTTACAGGCGAACTTGAAACAGAAGCAGCAGACGTTTCAGACCAAATCGAAACAGACGCTGCAAGGTTGGAACAGGCTATCGAACAGGATTTGGAAAAAGACGCTCAAAATGTGTTGGACTATGCCAACAGTATTAAAAGAGGAATAATTGACACATTAAAGAAATTTGGTCTATAATGAAAAAGAAAAAGAATTTTTGTTTGCACGGTGAAGTCTATTCACCAAAAGATATAATAACCGTCCTTAACTTGGCGGTTGATGATTCGTGTTTACGTGGAAACAACAAAAAACAAAAGTTCTTTGACATTCCTGTCTGCTTCGATATTGAAACCACTTCTTTCTACAAGAACGGTGACGAATACCTGTCCTATGAGCAGTACACCAAATTAGGCGTGAAGTTGGAAAAGTGTTCGTGTATGTATGTTTGGCAATTTGGAATAAACGGTTACTGTATAGTCGGGCGTACTTGGGAAGAATTTACCGAAATGATGAAAACGATTTCTGACTACTTGCAGCTATCAGAAAACAGGCGTTTGATAGTTTACGTTCATAACTTGGCGTATGAGTTCCAATTTATCAGACAACGTTTCACGTGGAACAAAGTCTTTTCAATAGACCTAAGAAAACCGATTTACGCTATCACAGAATCGGGCATCGAATTCCGTTGCAGCTATCTTCTGTCGGGCTATTCCTTGGCAAAGTTGGGCGGTCAACTTATGAAGTACAAATGTGAAAAGATGGTGGGCGACCTTGATTATTCCCTGTTGCGTCACAGTAAGACACCGCTAACAGAAAAAGAAATGGGCTATTGCCTTAATGACGTTAAAGTGGTGATGTGCTACATACAGGAAATGATAGAACGCTACAAGGGAATCACACATTTACCGATTACCAAAACAGGCTTTGTAAGAAAGTATTGTCGCAAACATTGCCTGTACTGTGAAGACGAGTTCGGGAAGACCGCGCAAAATTGGTCTTATATAAACACGATTCACGACCTAAACATAAGCGGTGCTGATGAGTTCAACACGTTGCAAAGGGCTTTTAGTGGTGGCTTTACGCACGCAAATGCGAACCACACAGACGATATTATGACGAACGTTAGCAGCTACGATTTTACAAGCAGTTATCCTTATGTGATGGTAGCAGAACAGTTCCCTATGAGTTCGGGCGTACACGTACAGGTAAAAAGTAAGAAGCAATTTGATTTTTTCCTGTCTGCTTACTGTTGTATCTTCGACATCGAATTTACAAAGATAATGAGTTCACAGGTACAGGACACGCCCTTGTCTGTTTCCAAATGCTTCTACAAAGAAAACGTGGTGGAAAACAACGGTCGTGTATTTTCGGCTGATAAGGTGGTGACTACTATCACGAATGTTGACTATGACGTGTTTAAAATGTTCTACACTTGGGAAGACGAAAATGTGGTTGATATGTGGTGCTATAAAAAGGCGTATTTGCCCACAGAGTTCGTAAAATCTATTCTTCACCTGTATGCCAACAAGACAACTTTAAAGGGCGTAAAAGGCAAAGAAGTTGAGTATTTAAATTCCAAGGAAATGTTAAACAGTTGTTACGGTATGTGTGTCACCAATCCTTTGCGTGATGAATTTACTTACAACGGTGAATGGGACGTTTCACACCTTACATCGGATAAGATAAATGAAACTTTGGTGAAGTACAACGATAGCAGAAACCGTTTTCTGTTTTACCCTTGGGGTGTATTTGTTACCGCTTATGCAAGAAGAAACCTGTTTACGGGTATTTACGAATGTGGTGATGATTACATATATTCAGACACCGATTCCGTCAAATTGCAGAACGGTGAAGCACACGAACAGTACTTCAAAGAATATAATACGATGGTGGAATATAAACTCAGACAGGCTGCAAAATATCATAAGATAGACTTTGAACTGTTTGAACCAAAGACCATAAAGGGCGTAAATAAGTTGATGGGTGTGTGGGACTTTGAGGGCGTTTACAGTCGGTTCAAGACCCTTGGCGCAAAACGTTATATGGTTGAAGAAGAAGACGCTTTGACCGTTGGCGGTAAAAGTTACCCTGTATCTCTGACAGTAAGCGGTGTGAACAAGAAAAGCGCTATTCCGTGGTTACTTGAAACTTACGGACAAGACGGAATCTTTGAAGCATTCACCAACTATTTGGCGATACCGCCACAGGCTACAGGCAAGAACATTCACACCTATATTGACTATGAGCAACAGGGCGTGTTAACTGACTACACAGGCGAACAGGGCGATTTTCACGAACTTTCGGGCGTACATCTTGAAGCCACAGGCTATTCACTTTCGTTGTCTGTTATGTATTTAAACTTTTTAATGGGTATCAAATTTAAAGATTAAAGATATGTTTGGAAAGAAAAGTAAAAAACCACAGTATTACAGTCTGTCAGCTATTCTTGAAAAGAATGCTGATTACAACATCATTTTCGGTGAACGTTCCAACGGTAAGACTTATGCGTGTTTGGCGTATATGATTATCAACTACGTTAAAACAGGTGAACAAAGCGCATACGTCAGACGATGGCGTGAAGACTTGAGGGGAAAACGTGCTGAATCCCTGTTTGCAGGTCACGTTGCAAACGGCTTTGTTACACAGGTAACGAACGGTAAGTACAATGAAGTATTTTATTTATCGGGTAAATGGTTCTTGTCATACTACGATAGCAACAAGGGCAAACGCTTCCCCGATGATAAGCCGTTCTGTTATAGCTTCTGTCTGTCAGAACAGGAACACGACAAGTCAACAAGTTACCCGATGATAACTACAGTCGTGTTTGATGAGTTCATCACAAGGCGTTATTATTTGCCCGATGAATTTATGTTATTTATGAACGTACTTAGTACGATTATCAGAAACCGCTCAAACGTCCGTGTGTTTATGCTTGGTAACACGGTGAACAAGTTCTGTCCGTACTTTGGTGAAATGGGTCTGAATAACATACAGTCGATGCCACAGGGAAATATCGACCTGTACCGATTCGGTGAAGACGGTGCAACGGTGGCGGTGGAATATTGCGACACCTTGGAAAAGGAAAAGCCGTCAAACAAGTACTTCTGCTTTGGAAATGAAGCCCTACAGATGATTATGGTCGGTAAATGGGAACTTGCAGTTTATCCGCACTTACCAAAGAAGTACAAGCCAAAGGACGTGCTTTTCACTTACTTTATAGAGTTCAACGGTACGGTGTTACAGGCAAACATCATACAGGTAGATGATGAATGTTTCACCTACATTCACGCCAAAACGACACCTATCAAGGACACCGACAACAGTTTGATTTATTCGCTTACGATGAACGGAAAACCGAACTACAAAAGAAAGTTGATAAGTACTGCAACGGAACTTGAAGCCAAGGTCGCCCGATTCTTTGCAACCGATAAGGTTTTCTATCAGAACAACGAAATCGGGGAAATTGTACGTAATTATATTATGACAAGCGCAAAAAATAATATTTTGAGCGTTAAATAATAATGTAAATCTTGCTTAGATACGAATTTTTATTCGTATCTTTGCAAAAGATTTAAACTTTAGTAAATGAAGAAATTAGATAATATCTATACGCATTATCAAGCACAGGTGAAGACCAAGGACGTTGCAGTAACGTCTTTTATGGAACATACTTTGACTATTACTCAGTCGATGTTCAAATACGATGGTCTTCCCGACACTATCCCACAGGTGGAACTTGAACGCCTGTTACAGGAAAGCGGAAACTGTGCAGTCGCAAAGGTCGGTGAAGACCTCTACGCCCTTGGCGGTTCTACAGGTGGCGAACTTGACGCATACGGTCGCCCTGTTGACTACATCGTGGCAAACCCTTGGTTAAAGTTAAACAAGACGTACAGAATAGGTTCTGATTGCGTACTGATGAAGAACGACACCAACGGTCAAAGCCTGTTGCCTATCATCGGCAAATTTGCGGTTCTCTACACGGACGGTCTTATTTCGTTGAATACGGCTTCAATTCTGACACGTATCACTATGCTGATAAGTGCTTCTGATGACAAGACCAAACAGAGTGCAGACGAGTTCTTGAAAAAGATTCTGAATGGCGATTTTTCAGTAATCGGTGAAAACAGTTTCTTCAAGGGCGTATCAATGCAGACCGCCAACGTTTCAAATAGCCAATATATAACACAGTTGGTGGAACTCGTACAGTATTACAGGGCTTCAATGCTTAACGAACTTGGCTTGAACGCCAACTATAATATGAAACGTGAACGTTTGAACCTTGGTGAAGTTTCAATGAACGTGGACGTGCTTTTGCCTTATGTTGAAAATATGCTTAATAGCAGACGTGAAGCACTCGCACAGGTTAATGAAATGTTCGGTACGGACATCAAGGTAGATTTAAATTCTTCTTGGAAGTTGGAACACGAAAACTTCTTGGCGTTGTCTAAGGACATAGAAAAGGTCGAAACTGAGGAAACAGAAGAAACCAAAGAAACAGAAGAAAAAGAAGAAACTTCTGAAACAGAAGAAAAAGAAGAAACCAAAGAAACAGAAGAAAAAGAAGAAAAAGAAGAAACTTAATTCGTTATAGCGTATGTTATTAAAAGAATTATTCATCGGGGAAAACCAACTTTTTAGCGTAATATTTAAAGAACGTTACCCCGAAATTTATGCTGAGATATTCGGGGGAACAAAGCCCGATACCTTTTCTTTGGTGAAGTTCGGAAACAGAACGGTTCTTGATTCAATCACAGAAGCCAACTGCAAAGACTTTACAGGCGCGGTTCTTGATATGTGTGTAGATACGTTCAAGAATCAGTTTGAAGTCTTCACAAAGAAGTACGATTTTCTGAAACCTGTGCTTCAAAGTACATCAACCGACAAGACCGTTACCGTACAGGAATCAAACACGGACGGAATCACAAAGAGTGATAAGGCGTTCAACGATGATGGCTTCAAGGACGATTCAAAAGAAGACAAGTCAAACGACAAGAACCGTACTGAAACGGAAAAGGGCACAGTTGAACGTACAGGCTTCAACGGTAATGTAACACAGGCTATGTTAGACGAATATCGTGCCCGATTGATGAACGTCCGTGAAGACATCATCAACACTTTAGTAAGTTATTTAACATTAAGTATTT